GAGACAATCTCTTTATGATCATGATAAGTCTCTTGATGGTGGAAAGTTTATTAACGCACTACGCGCTTCTATTCGCCCCGTCATCACTTATTCATTCTTTCTTCTTTTCGTTACAGTAAAAGTCGCAGCCGCGTATGTAATGATTGTAAATGGCCAAGATATCCCAACTATGCTTGATGCTGTATGGGATGTTGATACAATGTCTCTATTCTCAACAATAATTGCATTCTGGTTCGGTAGTCGTGTTATGGAAAGACAAAGCAGAATCAATGCTGTTGTCTCTTCAGCCCAACCACAAATCATAGTCAAAACTAAAGTAGCATCACAATCACAACCAACTCCATTAAAGCCAAAAAGACCGGCAGGAATGGGAAGAGATAAATAAAAATAATATAGGAGTGCTTTGAAGTGTCTGAACAAGAAATTAAAGTTGATATTGAATTACTGAAAAAAGATGTAGTAACCATGTCTGCTTTATTAGAAAAGTTCGACACCACGATTGATAAGATGCAAGAGATTGCATCTAGCCTTTCTAGAATGGTATCTTTGCAAGAGCAGAGACTTGAGAACCAAGAAAAAACAACAGCCGAAATGCAGAGTGTTCTAGAGATGAGAAGAATAGAAACAAACAATAACATCAAAGATATTTACAATCGTATTAATACTGTAAACAAAGAACTCACAGATAAGATAGAAGATACAGAAAAGACAATCTTGGCTGAACTACAAAAATTAAGACAAGAGATTCAAAAAGAAGATACTGGAATCTCTCGCCGCCTTGGACAGATTGAAATGTGGAAATATGGCGCAGCAGCCATCATCACATTCTTACTGTTCCTAATAGCAAACAACGCAATCAATATTACGAAACTATTCGATTGAGGAAAAACAAAAATGGACATTAAAGAAAATTTTCAAATAAAACTAAACGAACTCCGCGGTAAATCTGTTGAGGCCATGGATGCTATCATGGATCGTACCTCAAAAGAACATGATGACAAGTGGGAAAAGACCAAGGAAAAAAGAACCAAAGAAAAGCTAAAGGGTTCCGAGAAGACTAAAGAAGAAGATAAGGAACGCAACAATCTTGGTAAGAGATGGAAAAGAGCTTATCTTGCCAAGAAGAAGCTTAAGAAGTAACCGTTGACTTTTTAAATCCACCTGATATAATGCCATCTATGTAACATTAGGTGGCATTATGTCTTTGTATATTGATCGGAAATACATATCTCTCGTTTCCACTAAACTGGAACGCTTCAAACAGAAGTCGGAATTTCTCTGGAACTTTCGTTGTCCTATCTGTGGAGATTCCCATAAGAATAAGTTGAAGACGCGCGGCTATTTCTACCGTCGCAAGTCTGATCTATATTTCCAGTGCCATAACTGTGGCACTTCGCTTTCTATTGGAAACTTTCTAAAGACGATTGATCGCTCACTCTATCGTGAGTATCAGTTGGAACGCTACAAGAATGAGAACAAAGGTAATGTAGCAACGCCCGATTTCTCTATTGCAAAGACAAAGCCTGTATTCAATATCGTACAGAAGATAAATCTTCCTACTATTGAATCTCTACCAGAAGATCATGCGGCCAAAAAGTATCTTGTGGATCGTAAGATACCGCGCGATAGAATGAATGATATATACTACGCATCCAACTTCAAGGCGTTTGTTCTGGAAATGTTGCCTGATTATGAAAAGACTTTGTTTGAAGAACAGCGTATCATATTCCCGTTCTATGATCAAGACAAAAAGCTTCTTGGTTTCCAGGGTCGTGCTATTGGTGAGTCCAAAGTTAAGTACATCACAATCAAGATGGATGAAGACTTCAAAAAAATCTATGGACTTGATCGCGTAGATTTGACGAAGCGCATTTATGTTGTTGAAGGCCCAATTGATAGTTTATTCTTGCAGAATTCACTTGCAACAATGGACGCTTCGTTGTATAATATCACTCTTTTGCTCGGCAATTATGATTATGTCTTCATACATGATAATGAGCCAAGAAATGTTGATATTGTTAAGCAAATGAATAAGACAATTCGTCACGGTGATTATATTTTTATTTGGCCTCAAAATATAGTAGCAAAAGATATAAACGACTGGATCCTGACGGGAACGACACCAAGTGAGATCCAGAGTATTATAGATAGACATACATTTAATGATTTGAGAGCAAAGCTGGAGTTTGAACAATGGAAAAAGGTGTAGTTAGAAAGTTTCGTAAGAAGCCTGTAACAATCGAAGCGATGCAATTGACAGATGCAAAGTCTGTATTAGATATAGAAGAATGGATGAACACTGGTGATACTGGATACAGTACATCACCACCTACAATTTGGATCAAAACACTGGAAGGTACAATGGAAGCAACTACTGGTGACTGGGTTATCAAAGGTGTTGAAGGCGAGTTCTATCCTTGCAAGAATAATATTTTTATCAAGACATATCAGGAAGTATAAATTATGAATAGTGTGAAGTTGATCGGAGTCACTAAGCCGACTCTGAAGGTAGAAGATGATTTGAACATGTCGGCCGAAGGCTTGATTGCTTACTGTGCGCGTGTATCTAATCCTGCAAATCAGGATAATCCAGATAGCGAACGCCTTCTCAAGTATCTTGTGAAGAACAAGCACTGGTCGCCATTTGAAATGGTACATATCGTTATGGAGATCCAGACTACCCGCGATATCGGTCGTCAGATACTTCGTCATCGGTCGTTCTCGTTTCAGGAATTTTCACAGCGATATGCGGAAGTTCAAGAGATGAGTGAACCACGCGAAGCACGATTGCAGGATACAAAGAATAGACAGAATAGCATTGAAACTGATAATAACGATCTTCAAAATAGTTGGAATCTTGTGCAGAATGAAATGCTATTGGCTGCCAAGACATACTATGATTGGGCAATAAAGAATGGCATCGCAAAAGAATTGGCTCGCGCTGTTTTGCCTGAAGGTCTCACTATGTCACGCATGTATATGTCAGGATCACTCCGTTCATGGATCCACTACTGTGAACTTCGTATGGCCAACGGAACGCAGAAGGAACATAGAGAATTAGCTACCCAGTGTTGGAATATCATTACTGAACAATTCCCCTCACTTAAGAATGTATTAGAAAACAATCAATAAAATTTAGGAGACTACACGCATGTCAGGCAGTAATATGCTACCAACACTATATCAGGAATTCATTTATAAGAGCCGCTATGCTAAGTGGTTGTGGGAAGAAAATCGTAGAGAGAACTGGGATGAAACAGTTGCTCGTTATTTCAACTTCTTTGATGAACATATCAAGGAAAATACTGGCTACACTGTTACCAAGGAAGAGCGTAAGCAACTTGAAGACGCTGTATTGAACCTTGAAATCATGCCATCTATGCGCTGCCTAATGACGGCTGGTGAAGCACTCAAGCGCGAGAATGTGGCTGGTTACAATTGCTCCTATGTTGCTGTTGATAATCCTCGTTCATTCGATGAAATTCTTTATGTTCTTATGAATGGTACCGGTGTTGGTTTCTCTGTTGAGTCTAAGTTTGTTGATCAACTGCCTATCGTATCGGATTCATTTCACGACACTGAGACAAACATCGTAGTGGCTGACTCAAAGCTTGGCTGGGCAAAGTCTCTCAAGGAACTTATTCATCTTCTTTATGCTGGTCAGGTTCCTCGTTGGGATCTTTCTAAGGTACGCCCTGCTGGCGCACCGCTCAAGACATTTGGTGGTCGTGCTTCTGGCCCAGCACCACTTGAGGACCTATTTAAGTTTTGCGTAGCAACATTCAAGAAGGCTGCTGGTCGTCGTTTGACCACATTGGAGGCACATGATATCGTTTGTAAGATTGCTGAGATTGTCGTTGTCGGCGGTGTCAGACGCTCTGCGCTTATCTCTCTATCTGACCTTAGCGATGACAGAATGCGCGTTGCTAAGTCTGGCGACTGGTGGAAAGAAAATGTACAACGCGCTCTCGCTAACAACTCATTTGTGGCTAAAGAGAAGCCTGATGTGGGCATCTTCATGCGCGAGTGGCTTTCCCTCTATGAGTCGCGCTCTGGCGAACGCGGCATTTTCTCTAGAGCAGCGTCGAAGAAGCAGGCAGAGAAGTTCGGCCGTAGAGACCCCGATCACGATTTCGGCACCAACCCATGTAGTGAAATCATTCTTCGTTCCAGAGAATTCTGTAATCTCACAGAGGTTGTCGTTAGAGGAGATGACACCCCAGAAACTCTCAAGCGTAAGGTCAAACTCGCATCTATACTTGGTACATTCCAATCCTCACTTACCAACTTCAAATACCTAAGCAAGAAGTGGTCTGAGAATTGTGAAGAAGAGCGTTTGCTTGGTGTATCTTTGACAGGCATCATGGATAATGAGTACACGAATGGCACTGGGGCTAAAGTAATACTTGATGGCGCACTTGAAACAATGTTGGAGGGACTACGTGATGAAGCGGTCAAGACTAATAAACTTTGGGCGGCAAAACTTGGTATTCCTGTATCTGCTGCTATTACTTGCGTCAAGCCTTCTGGTACTGTATCCCAGTTGGTCGATTCCGCTTCTGGTATTCATGCTCGTCATAGCCCTTATTACATTCGTACTGTAAGAGCAGATAAGAAAGATCCACTCGCACTAATGATGAAGGACATGGGCTTCCCTGTCGAGGATGATGTGACGAAGCCTCAGCATACCTATGTCTTTTCGTTCCCGCAGAAGTCTCCTGATCATGCTGTGTTCCGCACTGATATGTCTGCTATTCAACAACTTGAATTGTGGTTGATGTATCAGCGTCATTGGTGTGAGCATAAGCCATCTGTTACTGTGTCTGTCAAGGAAGAAGAGTGGCCAGAAGTCGGTGCTTGGGTTTACAATCACTTTGATGAAATGTCTGGCGTATCATTCTTGCCATTCTCAGACCATGTATACAAGCAGGCTCCTTATCAGGATTGTTCCAAGGAAGAATACGATGCTCTTGCTGCCAAGATGCCTAAGGTAGTTGACTGGACAAAGTTAGCTACATACGAGAAGCAAGACGCAACAACCGGCTCACAAGAATTAGCGTGTGTCGCAGGTGGTTGTGAAATCTAAGGATAGAAAAATGACAAAAGAAGTAGAAAAGATAAAGTGTAACTTCTGTGAGTCAGAATACAAAGTGCTTTACGATTATGAGGCTACGCAGGGGCAACCAAGATTTTGTTCTTTCTGCGGTGAAGAGTGTTTTGATGACGATGAGGTGGACATTGAAGAGAATGATGACTAAATTATTCAGGTTGATATTCCAGCCATATATGGAAGATGACTACGGTTCATACTATCACAATGGAATAGGATATACTGGTGTGACTTATAGTCCTGACCAGTATGCGAGAAAGAAGCATAAAGGTATTGGATATACAGGAGTTTATTATGAATGAAGATTGGACAGAAGGCTTCAAAGAAGGTTTTAAAATCGGTTTAGAAGAGGGTAAGAGAAATCAAAATCTTAATCCTGTTCCATATACTCAACCTTATGTACCTTTAAGCTTGATGAAAGACAAGTGTCCAAAGTGTGGCATTACAATTAGTGGTGTTATGAATTATACTTGCAGCAGCATTAATTGCCCAACATTCTATCAAGCAACATCATATGGTGCCGTAGGTACGAGTGATATAGGATCAAGTGCTCCTGGCACTAACGGTCCAAGTGGGCCCATCGACTATTCCATGAGATAACATACATACTCTCGAAAGGGAGTTCTGTATGTGGATTTATAACAACAAAGAAATTGGTGATGATGAGATTGAAGGTCACGCTTCATTCGTTTATATCATCACCAATCTCGAAACAGGAAAGAAATATATTGGGAAAAAAATCTTTAAGTCTATCCAAAGAAAAAAAGTCAAAGGAAAAACGAGAAAGAAAAAAGTCGAAAAAGACAGCGGATGGAAATCCTATTTTGGATCTAACAGCGTCTTGCTTGAAGATGTTGAGAAACTGGGACAAGATAGATTCCGAAGAGAAATCCTAAAACTCTGTAAGACACGCGGCACAGCCTCTTACTGGGAAGCCAAGTACCAGATGGAACATGAGGTATTGGAAAAGCCAGATGAATACTATAATGAATGGATTATGGTAAAAGTCCACCGCTCTCATATTAAGTCATAATGTCGCATTGATTTCGCAGTTGCGAAACACTATATAATAGTAGACAATCAAACAGACTTGAAAGGAGTCCCTACCATGATCGCATGGGGAAGAGCAGTAATCGGTGCTATGAACGG